GACCGCTTCGGCCGCCGCCCGGTGATCTTGCTGTCGCTCGTCGTGTACGTGGCCGCCTCGGCCGCCGCCGCGCTGGCGCCGTCGTTCGGCGACATCGCGACCAAGATCAGTGACATCGTCGGCGACTTCGGCGATTGGCTGGCCAAGGCCGCCGAGGACGGCACGCTCCAGACATTCCTGGACAACGCCCTGAAGACGCTGAAGTCGCTGCTGGGGCTCGTCGGTTCCGTGGGGCGCCTGTTCGGCACCCTGTTCGGGGGCAATGCCGCCGAGGAGGGTCGCAGCTTCATCGACAGCATCACTCAGGGCATCGACGACCTGAACGCCGCCCTGAACACCCCAGAGGGGCAGGAGCAGCTCCAGCGGATCGTCGACAGCGCGAAGCTGCTCGCAAAGGTGTTCGGCGCCGCCATCGACGTGATCGGCTTCCTGATCGACCTCTCGTCGGACCTGGAGCACGCATTCAACGACGTCGTTGACTTCCTCACCCGATCCGGAAATGATATCCGTCGCTTTTGGGACGGATTGGTACAGGGTGTGAAGGATGCCTGGAATGCGGTCACCTCGTTCTTCTCATCGGCAGGATCGGCCATCTCCGATTTCTGGACCGGCCTAGTCGACACGGTGAGCAGTGCCGTTGACTCGGTGCTGACGTGGTTCCGTGAGCTGCCAGGCCGCGTGGGTGCCTTCCTGGAGGCGCTGCCCGGCATGGTGGCGAAGTTCTTCGATGACGCCATCAACCAGGCCATCGACATCCTAGGTCTGGGCATCGCGGCAATCATCGTCTTCTTCACCGACCTGCCTGGGCAGCTCGCGGGCGCGGGTGCTGCGCTGCTGTCGTGGCTGGCAGGGCTCTGGTCGGACATCACGGCGACAGCCTCCGCGGCCTGGAGCGGAATCGTCGATTTCTTCCGTTCCATCCCGGACCGGCTGGCCGCACTCTGGGCCACAATCGTCGACCAGGCGACTGCGGCCTTTACCGCCATCGGTGACTGGGCCGTGCGTACCTGGAACACCATCGTCGATTTCTTCTCGCAGCTCCCAGGCAAGATCGGCGGATTCTTCGCTGGCGTGTTCAACGCTGCCGTAGCGAAACTTACCGATCTCTGGAACTGGGTCAAGGGGCTGCCTGGCCGCATCCTGTCGGCGCTGGGAGACCTCGGCTCGCTGCTGTTCAACGCGGGTGGCAAGGTCATCCAGGGCCTGATCGACGGCATCGCGTCGAAGTTCCAGCGGCTGAAGGACAAGATCGCCGAAGGCGTGCAGATCATCCGCGACCACCTTCCGTTCAGCCCCGCCAAGACGGGCCCCCTGTCGGGCACCGGCTCGCCGGAGATCGCCGGTGCGGTCATCGGCGAGATGATCGCCGCCGGGCTCGACTCCAGCCTGCCCCTGATCGCCCAGGCCGCCAGCAGCGCCGCCGGTGCCGCATCGCCGTTCGGCGCCATCGGGCAGGCCGGGGTCACCCCACTCAACGGCGCCCCCGGCGCCGCGGCCGGACAGTCCGTCATCAGCCCGGTCACCACCACCGTCAGCCAGCAGCCGGTCGTGCTCGTGCAGATCGGCGACGAGGAGATCCGGGCCAGGGTGGCCGAGGTGGCGCAGGAAGTCGTCGCCATCGAGGTGAACCGGCTCATGGCCGGAACGAGAGGGCTCTGACATGCCGGTCATCAGCGCGTTCGCCGACCACCCGACACGGCCGTACGTGCGCGTCGAAACCAGCTGGGCTGACGCCCCGTCGGTCAAGTTCGCCCGGGTGCTGCGCTACGACACCGTGACCGGCGAGTGTGCCCCGCTGCGCCCCTACATCTGCTACGACGGCGACTACCTGGCCGTCTCCTGCGACGGCAGCCAGGTGTGGTGGGACACCGAAGCGCCGTTCTGCCACCCCGTGTACTACATCACCGAAGGGCTCGACGCGCCGTGCCTGCCGGTGTCGCCCATCCTGCTGGACACGTTCAACCGCACGCTGACCGACTCCTGGGGACAGACCGACACGGGCGACCCCTACACGCTGTCCGGCGGCACCAACCCTGGCAACTACGACGTGGCGCCGTCCACCGGCGGCACGCACACCCTCGACAGCGTGCTGGTGCGGCGCAACTCGTGGGCCGACTGCGGGCAGACCGACCAGAACATCTACGCCGACTGCTCGCTGCCGATCGCCTCGGCCACCGGCGCCAGCGTCACCCAGCGGCTCATGGGTCGCGTCACCGACGTTGACAACCTCTACGCCGCAGAGCTGGAGCTGACCACCGCGGGCGCGCTCACCCTGCGACTGGTCAAGCGCGTCGCCGCGGTCGCGACCAACATCACGGCGGCCACCACGGTGGGCACTGGGCATGCCGCGAACGACCGCTGGACCATCCGCCTCAACATCGTGGGCAGCACGCTGTCGGCCAAGGCATGGCTGACCAGCGCCACGGAGCCCACGTTCTGGCAGGTGACGGCCACCGACACCGCACTGCCCAGCGGCACCAGCGTGGGTGTAGCCGACCGACTGGAACTGGGCAGCGGCAACTCGCCGCTGGTCTCGAACTGGTGGCGCCTCATGGTCGGCGACCCCTGCGCGCCCTGCACGCCGGTCACGGCGCGCACCAGCGGCGAGATCACCCTCACGCAGGATGGCACCTTGTGGCTGAAGGACCCCGTCCGGCCGTGCAACGACCGGCCCGTGGTGCTGTGCTCGACGCGTGGCGCCGGGGCGCCCGTGTACGCGCCGCCCGCCTGCCCGCCGGGGAGCCCCTTCACCCTGTCGTGCGGCACCCCGCAGGGCATCCTGTTCATCGGCATGGGCGCCGAGGTCTACGGCGCCAACAGCTTCAGCCTGCGGCCGGTCAACCGGCGCCGCACCATCTCCATCACCCGGCCGCGGTCGGACGCCACTACCGCGCTGAAGCTCCAGACGCTGAGCTTCGACGACCGCGACGCCGTGCTGGCGCTGACCGCGCCGGGCTCACCGCTGCTGTTCCAGGTGCCGCCCGAGTACGGCATCCCCGACCGCTACATGGACATCAAGGACGTTCAGGTCTCCCCTGAGCTGCCCGATCTGCGCATCCAGATCCGCACCGAAGTGCTGCCCTACGACACCGTGGACCGCCCGGCCGGGCCGACGCAGGGCATCTGCGGCGCGCGGGTGGCCGACATCTGCGCCGAGTTCGCGAGCTGGGATGATCTGGCGGCAACCGGCATGACGTGGAATGATCTTGTTGCGGGACAGGCCAGCCCGGAGTCGGCCAACCCCGACCGGCGCACCTGGGACGACGTAAACGCCGAGTTCGCCGACTGGAACGCCGTCAACACCGGTGGGCGCACCTGGGACGGCCTGGAGGAGGGGCTCTGATGCTGGCCAATGGCCTCAACGGCATGTACCGCGCCTCCCTGGCCACCTCCCACCAGCCCTACCTGCTGGTGGAGGTGCTCGACGGCCAGCAGCAGACCATCGCCGAGCTGCCCCTGCTGGGCGAGCCGGAGGGGGGTCTGGGCTACCTGTCCGGCAGCGTGTCGGCCACACTCACCGGGCGTATCTCGCGCACGTGCACGCTGACGGTGCCCGACTTCATGTACCCGTTCGCTCCCGACGGGCTACTGGCGCCCTACGGCAACATGCTGCGGGCCTGGCGCGGCATCAGCTACGCCGACGGCACCAGCTTCCGCTGGGTCGTCTTCGTCGGCCGCATCCAGGAGACGAAGCTCAACAGCAACGGCACGTGCACCGTGCAGGCGGCCGACTTCGCCGCCGACGTGCTGGAGAACCGCTTCGTGCGGCCGGAGAACGCCACCGCGTCCAACTCGGTCACCACCGAGGTTCAGCGCCTGATCCTCGACGGCTTCTCCCAGGCGGTATTCGGCGACGTCCAGTCGTTCACGGTGCTCACGCGCACGCGCACCTGGCAGCTCGACCGCGGACAGGCCCTGGACGAGCTGGCCACCTCCGTGGGCGCGTTCTGGTACCCCCGCGCCGACGGTGCGTTCAACCTGATCCGCTACCCGTGGACCGTCGCCAGCCCGTCGGTGGTCACCTACTCCGACAGCGGCCCGCTAGGGGTCGTCGTGACCGCTGAGGCCACCCGTTCGCGCGCCGGGGTGTTCAACAGCCTCAGCGTCACCGGAGAGCGGCTCAACGGCGACGCCGCCGTGTACGCGCTGGCCCAGGACACCAACCCCGACTCGACCACCTACATCAACGGCAACTTCGGGCGCCGCCACCAGCTCCTGCGCTTGCAGACCCCGGGCAGCACCGGCACTGCCCAGGGCGCGGCCAACACGAACCTTCAGCGTCTCGTCGCCCTCGTGGACGCCTGGACGTGGTCCATGCCGGTTGACGCCGCCCTGGAGCTGGGCGACCCCGTGCAGCTCGACGTGTACGGTAGGGCGCCGGTCACGCAGGTCGTGGCCGCCATGCGCATCCCGCTCGACCTGTCGGGGCTCATGGCCGTCGAGGGGCGTTCCGTGATCAGCGCACCCCTGGAAGGAGTCGAGTAGTGGTCGCCTACACCGCGCCCAACTGCATCCCCTATTTCGAGGGGTTCGAGGACATCTGCCTCAACACCGGCACGGTGTGCGACCCTTCGACCGTCTGGTGTGACATCGCCACGCTGGTCGACGCCAAGCTGACCGAGTTCGACAACATCGTGAACACCTCGGTCAACACCTTCCCCTACGCCGAGGTGGCCATCACCGATGTGCCGTTCGATCTGAGCAGCGGCACCTCCAGCGGCATGACGCAGATCGCCGTCTGGGATGCGGTGCTTGGCGACTCCGACAACATCGTCGACCTCGGCACCGACCCGTCCACCTTCTACCTGCGCCGCTCGGGCATCTGGTCGGTGCGATGCGCCGTAACCTGGCGCTCTTCGTTTTCGCAGACGGAGATGTACCTGTCGTTGACCACACCGGGCACGCCAAAGATCCCCACGGGCACCTTCACGATCTTCGACCGCATCTGGGTAGAGCCCGTCCCCGACCCGGGCACGATCGTGGGCGGCGCACGCGGCCTCACCACCGTGTTTGACCTATGCATCCCCGTCGACGTCTCCACCGGTCCCGCCCCGCTGACGATGTCGTTCAACGGCTTCGCCAACGGCGCCTTCATCCTCACCGTTGAGCAGGCCCTGATGTCCGTGCAGTGGATGGCTGAGCTGCCATGACCGAGCTGATCGGCACCCACCAGGTGCCCTGCATCTCCGACACCGACTACGCGGCCTGGCCGCTGCTCATGCAGTGCATCGCCAATCAGGTCGAGGATGCGCTGATCGCCAACCGCGATGCGGCCAACGCCGCGCTGCACCGTCCGATGGCCGTGTGGCAAAACTCGGAGAACATGCTCCAGGGCACCGGTGGCTCCAGCGACTCCAGCACCTTCCTGTACGGCTACAACTGGAGCCCCACCTACAGCCTGAACACTCTGGCCACCCTGAACCGGCAGGGGTGGTGGCTGTTCGGCGGCATCGTCCACTGCACCAGCAGTGCACCCGTGGTCGGGAACAACCGCATCCTGTCGTTGAACATCTACCCGCCGGGGCTGGCCCCGGCCTACTACGGCTTCGACGTCGGAGGCCCTTTCGCCGCCGCCTCCTTGCAGGATGTGACCTGGGAGACCAACACCACCGGGGGCGAGGATCTGTTTATCGCCACCAACGTCTACTGCGCGGCCGATCCCAACGCCGGGCCGAACGACAAGGGCATGCAGATCCGGCGCGGCATCTCGGTGGAGAACAGTGGCGCCGAGACGGTGACCTTCCTCCAGACCTATTGGACGATCTTCCTCGGCGACACGCCGCTCATCCAGGCCAGCTAGGAGGCGACGATGCCAGGATCGACCCCGGTATACGGCATCACCTACCCGTGCGGTGGCGACACCATTGACACGGGTGTCTTCCAGACCTTCTCGGAGACGTTGGACAACGCGTTCGTCACCGCACAGGGCGAACTGGAGGCAGCCACCCAACGCCCGAACGCGCAGGTCTATAACAGCGGCCTTAACCCTATCGCCATCGTTGTAGCCACCGACACCACCTGCACGTTCACCACCGAGGTGTTCGACAACGACAACATGGCGAACCTGGCGGTGAACAACGACCGGCTGACCATCCAGACCGGCGGTGTCTACTGGGTGAGTGCGTTTGTGGACGTCAGCGGCTTTACCACGCTGACCAGCGTGAGCGCCATCATCCAGCGCAACGGCATTGACTTCTACCGCTACAAGAGTCGCGCCCTGTCCATCTCGGCTGACGGCTTCGCCGCCTTCTCAATCCCGATGGACCTGTTCCCCGCCGACACCCTGATCCTGCGCGCCCGCTGGACGGGCACCGGCGGCCCTGGCAGCATCGGCATCCGGCGCCTGACTGCGTCACTACTGGTCGCCCACTGAGAGGAGAGGCCCCATGTCCACCCCCACCCCCGACCAGGGGATCGTCGAGCCGGTAGGCGGCGACCCCGCCAACAACCCGGGCGCCTTCAACTCGCAGATCGGTGGCATCGAACCGCGGCTGGTGCGCCGCTACACCAACCTGGCCGACCGCAACGCCCGGGACCTCGCGCCCGGCACCAACGGCGTGACCGCACTGGCCAGCGAGGCGCGCCTGGACGTCTACGACGGTTCCAGCTACGTCTCCGTGGCGGGGCGTGGCCGCTACGCCCACCGCATGCGCACCAGCAACGCCGCCGCGATCAACAACAGCACCGTGCTCGTGAGCGACGCCGTACTGGTCGTGCCGCTCGACGTCATCG